AGCGTATAGGCGTTATTGAAACTGATCTTTTGGAAATGGAAGAACTGGAATTAGTGGAAAGAATAGCGTTGCAGAAGGAAAGAAAATCGTTGAAATCAGTCTTGCAGTATGTTGAGAAAAGGTTTAATAAGGCTTTAGAAAATTAGGAGGTCAATAAATGGGACTTTTTGGTGAAAATGCTCAAGAGGGTAATGTTAGTGCAGAAAACCCTTTAGGCATTAAGCAAGCCCAGGATCAGCCTGGAGAACTTGCTTTGGAAAATGACAATGCAGGTGATGTGGAAGGCAATAATCAGCAAATGGACTTAGAAGGATTGGCACAGCAGGCAGATGGAAAGCAACCAGTTAATCAGCAAAAATCGACAGATTATGACAGAAAAGTTGATTATGTAAGAGAAAAGTTTAAGTCAGCGGAAGATCCAGCAAAAGAATTTGAAAGAAGTATCAATGAATTAGAACAAAAGTTAGGCGTTACTGAACAAAAGCAAATTTCCAATCCGGAAGAAGCAATTAATTACTATTTAGAATTAGAACAGCGTTTAGGACAGACCTCTAATGTGGATCAGACCAGACAGCAGTTAAGTAGATTAGAACAGGAAAACCAAAGACTAAGACAGATGTATTTAATGCAGCAACAGCAGGCTATGCAAAACCCTCAAAATATGCAGCAGCCTAGAAGGGACCCTCAAACCGGCCGATTTGTCAGTCAACAACAGGTAAATAATCAGCAGAACTTTAACCAGCAGAATGTTAATCAACAGCAACAACCACAACAGCCACAGGAAAATACAGGTTTAACTTTAGATGATGTAATGGCAGACCTTAACTTTGATGTATCAGCTGATGAAGCAATTAATGAACTTTATGAGAAAGGCTATAATTCTGATGTTTTCAAAAAAGTTGTAGCAGAAACTTCTCTAAAGACCGCTGAAAAATTAGTTGAACAGAAATTTAATGAAATGCAGCAACAGCAACAGCAACAAGAGCAGGTTAAACAGCAGAAAATGCAGCAAGCACAACAGCTGAATACTAATTACCATTCACAGGTGGACCAAATTAAGCAAAAATATGGGGAAGATACTTTTGAACAGCATAAAGATGATGTACTCAACTTTTTCAAGCAGTACCCTATGTATTTAGATCCTGCTATGTTTCCTAATGGATTTGAAATTGCTTTTAATAATGTCCGCACTATGAATAACCAGTATCAGCAGCAACAGCAGAATATGCAACAGGCACAGCAGTATAATAATGCTCAAAAACAAGCTGCTAGAATACCACAATCTCAACATAATAATAAATTGAGATTTCAAAATAATATGAGTCCCGAGGAAGAAATTAGGCAAAATATCTTCCACACGAATGATAAAAGACAAGGGATATTTGGCTAGCTGACAGGAATTTTAGGAACACCCTGCGGCAGCCAATAAAATATAAAGGAGTGTAATTAAAATGGCAGTATTAGATTATAACGGTCGCAATATTTGGACAGGAACAGATGGAACTCCTGTTACTACTTACAATATTGACTCTGACCGCAGGGATATTGATGTATCGAATGATATAGCCCAATTAATGCCAGAAGCAACACCATTTTTAAGTATTTTAATGAGGGCTAGAAAAGTACCTGTAAATTCAATGGAATTTATTTGGTATGATGAAGAAGAACAAGTTTGGTGGACTAAGCTAACTGCCAGTTATTTAGCTGGTACAGCACATACAGAAGAAGTTATCTCTTTAGCTGACGCTTCATTTATCAGGCCTAAAGACTTGCTGAAAAACGGATCAACAGGCGAGATTATGTATGTTAAGTCTAAAGCTGGTAATGATGTAACAGTTGAGAGAGGTTATGGTTATGACGCTCAGGCTTCTAGTGGTACTGACGCTGTAGCTTCAACTGGTACAGATGATAACATTATGAGAATGTCAAATGCTATGGAAGAAAACTCTAATGCACCTGAAACACACGCTACACAGCCTAATAAGCTATTTAACTATGTGCAAACTTTCCGTACACCTTTTGACGCTTCAATGGCTAATCAAATTGAAGGAAAGCGTGCAGGAACTGACACTAGAACTAGACTCAGTAAGATAAAAGCAGTAGAACACCGAATTGATATTGAAAAGCAAATGATGTTTGGTGAAAGATACGAAGATGTATCTAATAAAGTGAGAATGACTGGTGGACTTATTCAGTTTATCAAGTCCAATGCTTATGATGTAGGAACTACAAACGGAGGTACATTGTCAGAAGCTGAATTTGAAAACTTCTGCGAAATGGCTTTCGATTGGGGTAGTAAGCGTAAGTTATTCCTGACTTCACCTAGAATTGGTAGTATTATTAATCAATTTGGTGCAAGCAGAATTGAAACTACATCTGGTGAGGAAACCTACGGTATGAGATTAAGACGATTAATCTCCTTCCACGGTGATGTTATTATCGCAACAACTAAGCTATTCGAGAAAGATTATGCTCATACAGGCTTAATGCTTGATATTGAGAATATCGACTATCGTCCAGCTGGCGGTAATGACTCTAAGCTAAGAAAGAATATCCAGGAGAATGACAAGTTAGGCTGGAAAGATGAGTACCTAACAATGGCTGGATTAAGAGTAAGACTGGAAAAAACACATAGTATTTTAACTGGTGTTACAGGCTAATATACAACAGAATAAGGGAGGGTAATTCCTCCCTTTTAATTATATCAAGGAGGAAATTAAGATGGCTAAAAGAGGACCTAATGGTAAATTTAGACCAGCTATGGCAGAAAAACCAGCAGTATTTGCAAGTGTAGGAAAAGGAACTTGCGGCTTTAGAAATTTAGTTTTAGTTATGGATACAGCAGTAACAAGTAAAGACCCGAATGTTGAGAATAAGCGTGGCAGGCGTTTAGAATTTGGACCTGACGGAAAGTTAGAAACTAGAGAAACAGAAGTTATCTCATTTTTAGAATGGAAAGTTAAGCACCCTTCTCCTTTCAGCAGAATAACTAAAATTCAAGAAGAAGTTTACGAAGGTGAAGAAGAACAAAAAGATGAAGATAAATCCAATAAGAAATAAGAAGGTGAATACAAATGGCAGGTAATATGACTTCGTATTTAGAAAACAAAATATTAGATCATATATTTAATGGCGTCGAATATATACCGCCTTCTACTCTTTATGTAGGACTAGTTGACAGCGGAGCGACAGATTTGGATTTAGAAAACGGAGTATTAAACAATGAAATAACAGATTATATAGGCGACAGAAAAGAGATTAATTTTAATCTATCTTCGCAAGAGAATGGGAAAGGCACTTCAAAAAATAATAGCGAAATTAATTTTAATGGTATGCCCAAAAAGGAAGTGGCATTTGCTATTTTGTGTGATTCCGCAACAGGTGGCAATATACTTTTCTGGTTGCCTGCCGACACTATAAAGACAACAAATATTGATGACATCTATAGGTTAAAAGAAAATGATGTAACGATAACTTTAGATTAAGAAAGGAGGATTGCAGATGCCTAACGTTGATTTATACAATAAAAATTTGAATGGAATTTTAATAAATGATGAGCACAAACAAGGTGTTGGGGTGAGCATTTTTGAGTTAGATCATGACACTATATTAGATTCCAGTAATCTTGAAATATGGACTGGGAGTGGTAAAACTGGTACAGAATTAATAAAAGGTTCTGACTATGCTTTAGATACTAAGATAGACCTTTTATCTAATGAAGCTCCTTTTGATGTTTATAGGTATATAAGGTTAATAGATAGCTCTTATCAGTCTGGTGATCTATATATAACCTATGACACCGTTGGCGATTTTGTCCAGGCTAATGATATTAATGAAATTTATAATAATTATAAAGCTAGAGGCGACGTTGATTTAAATAATTTTAATTTGTTAAATGTTAATAAAATAAACCCTGGAGAAAAAGTGTATGGAATTGAATGGAATAAAACTCAAGACTCTTACAGAAGGTTACAAGATGCAGAAGATTTATCAGTCATACACGCTAGAACACCAGGATATAAAGACTCTGATTTTGATGATATTTTTCCATACAATAAAATAAAAAGATGCAATATGGCTGATGATATTACTATAAATGCTTATTACGGAGATCCTAATTATGCAGAAGACGGAAGCAATGGGCAGGTAATGGATGAGATTCCTAAGTTCTATTATAAATTCGAAAAAGAAACCGATACAAGTGGGGATAAGATTTACAGATGGTTTATCACTGAAAATCCTAAAACAGGTTTCTCGCTTTTCCCAGCTTTTATTAGAAATGGCAAAATAAATGATTATATTTATATTGCTGCATTTGAAGCCCATAATAATGGCGGAGTACTTGAAAGTGTAGCAGGTGTGCAGCCAACAACTGATCAGACAAGGGCTACTTTTAGAAGCCAGGCCGAAGCGAGAGGTCCAGGTTGGACAATATTAGATATGCTATCTGCCGGTGCATATCAATTGCTCTATTTGATTGAATATGCAAACTTTAATTCTCAAAAAGAGATTGGAAAAGGTGTAGTTGACAAAGCTAGCGGCACTGTGAATGAAAGTGAATTAACTGGATATACACACGGCAATAAATCTTTCGGCGATCCAAATGATGGATTAATACCTGTTTCTTATAGAGGAATAGAAAATCCTTGGGGCAATACCTGGAAGTTTATTGATGGTTTTGTCATTAAAGATGATGGTTATTATTATACTGATGACATTACTAATTTTAATGACACAGGATCAGGTTATCAGCGCGTGGCTGTTACTCCTATAACATCAGATGGTTATGCAGATGACATTGAAGGCGACATAGGATTTGGTTTTATTCCCTCTAGTACAACCGGCACCAGCAGCACATACTTAACAGATTATTTTACTGCTCATGATACAGGTGAAGTTAATATTGCCCGACTGGGTGGCGATTGGGCTAATGCTCTTCTGGCGGGGGTTGGCTATTGGGCTCTGTATGATGTTTCTTCTATTTCTGGTCGTAGTATTTCCGCTCGCCTGTTTTGTGTTAAAGATTTTTAGAACTTGATTGTACGGGCAAATAAATTCATAAAAACCCAACTAGGTAGCAATTGGAATAATACTCTTCAAGCAGGAGTTAGCTATTGGAATCTGAATAATGTTACTTCTAATTCTAATCGTAATATTTCCACTCACCACTTTGTGATATTAAAAAAAAGGTGTGAAAATTAATAGAATTTATTCGCCCTGCCTCTTGGCAAAATATAAACGGTTTATCCACAACCGTGCTAGTAGGTTAATTCTCGAAAACTCGGTTTTATCATCACAAAGCTTAAGGAGAATTCAAAATTAAAAGACATGGCAATTTGTATAAATTTATATGCTCTATGCCAATTTTAAAGAAAGCTCACAAAGAAGCTCAGAAAGGTAAAAAGCATTATACTGAAATAAAAGAAATGAAAGGATATGAACAATATTATTTAAAAGAATTGCAAAATAGATTGGTTAATAAAACTTATAACACTTCTGAATATACAATTAAAACAATAAATGATAAAGGAAAAGAAAGAACTGTATATAAACTGCCATATTTTCCTGATCGAATAGCTCAATGGGCTATAATGTTAGTTATAGAGCCGTTACTTAAAAACAGAATGATTTTAGATACCTATTCTGCTATTCCAAATAGAGGAATACATTTCGGCCTCAGACGCCTGCATAAAGGTATAGAAAATAAAGAAAGCGCAAAATATTGTCTTAAAATGGATGTCGAAAAATATTATCCTTCAATAAAACATGATATTTTAAAATCGATATACAGAAAAATTTTTAAAGACCCAGAATTATTGTGGCTACTCGATGAAATTATAGACAGTACCGAAGGAGACACCGGCATACCAATAGGAAACTTTTTATCTCAATGGTCAGGCAATCTATATTTGGCTTATTTTGACCATTGGTGTAAAGAAGAATTAAAATGCAAAAATTATTATAGGTATATGGATGACATAGTAATTTTAGATAACAGCAAAGAGAAATTACATGACCTGAGATTAAAAATAAAAAAATATCTTAATAAAGAATTAAAATTAAAGATAAAAGATAATTGGCAGGTTTTTCCTACTTATGTTAGAGGGATAGATTTTTTGGGATATAGAAGTTTTGGAGATTATACTTTGTTAAGAAAAAGTACAGCTAAAGATTTTAAGAGTAAAATGAGAAAATTGTGGAATAAAAATAATTTGAATTCTAGTGATTATTGCAGCATAAATTCTTATAGAGGCTGGCTCAAATGGGGGAATTGTTATAATTTAACCAATAAATATTTATCTCCCTTAAAGAATAAAATCAAGGAATACGAAAGGAGAAATAAAATTGGTGAATTCAAAACAAGAACTGCAGCCAATTGAAAAGGTAGGCAATATTGTTTATCTCAGAAAAAATATTCAGCAGGTTGATTTAAATATTCCAGAAGGAACAGAGAAAATTTTTCAAGCTGACGAAGTGTGGTTTGAAAAAGAAAATATAGATTTGCAGCATATACATGATAATTTTGAATTATATTGGGATTGGGCAAAAACAAAGCGAGAAAATGAAGCGTTGGAACTTGAAAGAAGAGCCAATGTTTATGATTTAACTAAAAAAGATTATGGCCTGGCTGATCTAAAAGAGATGGTAGATCAGCTTATAATTGATAGTCTTAACTAAGGAGGCAAACATGTTATCCGGGAGAGCTAGATATTTAAAAAATTTATACGATAAAAATATAACATCAGAAGCGAGTTTAGATAACGCGGTAACAAAAGGGTGGATTACAGAAGTTGAGAAAAATGAAATTTTAAGCAGTTGATAAGGGGTTGAAGTTATGAATTTATATGAAGATAAATTGTATGGGGAAATTTTTTGTGATAATAAAATTATAACTACAAACCCTCCAAGTTTTAAGTACGAAGATAACCTTTATGGAAGTTCTATTTATGGTGATTTTGATTTTAGCGGCAAACTTTATGATAAATTACTTCATGGTGGGGTAACAGACGGATTATTTTTAGGAGAAGCTATAGCAGCGGGTGTTTTTTTAAGTACAGTCGCTACTTATGGAGTTTTCAAAGGCGAATCTATATCTTCGGCTGATTTTAAATATACTCTTTTTGATTATAATGAAAATCCCTATTTATTCTGGGATGAAAAAGATCTAATATATCTGGGGTGGGATTAATGGTTGGAAGCGATATCAAAAATTATATTGAGAAAAGGTTAGGAAGAAGCTTTAGTGATGATTTAATACTGCAAGCGATTAATGAATGTTTAGATGAAATAGCAGACTTATCTCTACTTTACGCGACCGCAACATTAAATATAAATGATACAACTCAATGGTATGCCTTGCCAAATAATTATTCCCAAATAGAAAAAGTAATTAAACATGAAGATGAGGAAGAATATATTTATGAAGGTTGGGAATATCGAAATGGTACTATAAGAATATTTGATAAAGGAACTTTTAGGATAGTTGGAAGAAAGATACCCGATTATTTAGAAGATATATCAAATAACTTATCGGAAATTCACAGAATGTATAATAATGCTATTAAATATTATGTATTAGCGTGGGTAAGAGAAAATGAGGATTTAGACGATCAGATTTCAGAAAAGTATTATCAGAAATTCACAGAGAAAGTACAAAGAGCAGCCAGCAGTTTAATTTCTACTAAATCGCCAGCTAAAGTACAGGTGATCCGCCATGCCTAATACTATTCAACAATTTGCTGACGCTGATTTTAATATGGGATTAAATGTTGATATACCAGATATAATGAAAACTAATGAAGAATTAACTGTAGCTGAAAACTTAGAGGTAATGAATAGAGGTGGTGTCCGCAAAAGAGGTGGATTAGAAAATGTTAATACCACAGCTTATACTGGACGAGTAACACAACTGTTTGAATGGCCTAGAAATGACGGAAACATTCACTTAATGGCTGTTATTAATCAAGAGCTATGTGATTTAGCAGATGATGGCACTAAAACAGTTATTCAAACTTTAAATTCTGAAAGAGTAGCATATTTCTTCTTACAGGATAAATTATACTTTATTGACCCAGGTACTGAATATTATGTATATGACGGCTCAACGGTACAGGCGGTAACTCCTAATCCAGACGCAGAAAATAATTTAGCACCGATTAGAAACTGTCAATTTGCTCATTATCATTCTGAAAGCAACAGGATATTTTTTGCGGGTAATCACGAAGATTTAAACGGATTATATTACAGCGAATATTTAGACCCCACTTTTGTTAAAGGCACAAGTGTTGTTTATCCTACAAGAGCGGAAGGGCCAATATTAGGCCTGTCAGTGTTAATGGACGCTATTATAGTTGGATATAGACATGGCAACTGGATATGGAGGGGAATAGACCCTGCAGCAGACGCTATCTGGGAAAAGTTACCTACAGCACACGGCCCGATAAATGGAGACGCTTTTGCTTTAACTACAGCCAGTTTATCTATGGTGTCAGATGATGGTATATTTGCATTACTTCCTTCTATCATAGGTATATCAATGGAAAATGAAGCAGATCAGAATTATATAGCAAATATCACAAAGGATAGAGTTAGCAGTATAATTAAAAATTGCACTAACAAACCAGCTATAAGAACAGTATTCCATTCAGAAAGCGGTAGGTTTATGATGGCTTATTCTGACGCTGCAGATGGAATAAACAATAAAATTTTAACTTTTGATTTTGATACAGCAGCCTTTTCAATATACACAGGAATACAGGTAAATGATTTTTGTCAGCTTCAAAATGGCGACCTGTACGCTGCTAGCGATAACTTCATCTTTAAATTTACTGATGATAGTACAGAAGATATAAGACCAGACGGAACAGCTGCTATAATACCATTTAAGATGAGAACGGCTAAATATAATTTTGGTAATCCTTTTTTAAGAAAAAATATCCATAAAATATTTATAATTTTTAAGAATTATGGAGAAATACATGAATTAAAAGTTAGTCTTTATGTAGATGATACAAAACAGGACGAATTTATACTTAATGGCGATAATAGTGATAATGAAACAATAACTAAGAGAATTAAAACTTTATATTCAGGTAATAATTTTCAACTTGAAATAGAGAACACGCAGTATTCACCAGCTGAAATTTACGGTATAGGCTTCTACTATTCAGAGGCAAATACTGGAGGAGGTCAGGTAACCAATGCCTAAAGCAAGACGGGTTTCAAGAGCTAGAGATAAAAGAGCAGATTTGCAGCTGCAGGAAAATATACAAAGTTCAGAAAAACCAGTACCACACGCTGATAGCCACAGCCAAAGCGGTAATGATACAGTAACTCCTTCTTCTATAGGTGCTGAAACTCCAGCTGCAGCACAGGCAAAAGCAGACTCGGCAGAAACAGCAGCTAAAGATTATACTGATACTCATGAGTTGAAAGATAATCCTCACAGCGGATCAGCCAGTAATACTGATATAACAAGTTTACAGCAGCAGATAGATGATTTAGAAGCAAGGATAACAGCATTAGAGAATGTTTAAAGGAGGGATATTATGTTAGGTGCATTAGTAGGAGGGGCGTTGTTGGGTAGTGCATTGAGTGGCGGTGGCAGCGAGCCTAAAGCACCACAAAAAATGTCTTATGATGAAGCATTAAAACAAGCAGAGGACGCTTTAAGACAACCTTACCAGGATAACAGAGAACAAGTAATAAGTGATATTAACAGAAATATGGTATCTAAGGGTTTTTACGGTCAAGCACCTGGAGATTATTTAAAACAGGACGCTATGACTGATATGGAAAACGACTATCAGACACAAAAATCAAGATATGCACAAAATTTAAGAAATAGTAATTATGCAGAAGCATATCAGCAATATACTCACGAATTGCAGCAGTATAATCAACCTGATCCGTTTTGGAGTATGCTGGGTACTATGTCTGGTAGCTTTTTAGGCAGCCCAGGCGGTTCTAATATGATTGCTAACTGGCTAACAGGATAAGGAGGTGTATTATGGGCTTAGGAAGTGGTTTTGGCTATGGAGGCTCGACTATAGACAGAACAAATTATAATAGTGGTAATAGTAGAAATGATACTGCAAATAACAGTTATAGTAAAAGCAACAGAAGTGGAAGCAGTAATCGCTATTCATCAAACACACCAACAAGTACAAATAATGTTTTTAGTCATAAAGGGGAAAGTGGAAGTAGTAATCGTTATTCATCAAACACACCAACTTTAAATTATGCAAATGATAAACAAAATATTTTAGAAAATGCACCTTCTAAATCAATTACAGAAAGCTATAAAATAGCAGAAAATCCTAATCCTTTTATAAGGGACGTTATGAGTATAGGACAGAAATACAATACTTATCAAAGACAGGCTGCTAATCCAGAATATAATCAATATATTCAAAATAAGAATAATGAATACAGCAATAAATACAGTAATTTCAGATGGGGCAATTATAATTGGAATGATTTAGGACAGAATGATTTTCAAAGTCAGCAAAAATTGACAGGTTTATTTAGTAATACAGGAAATAATTTTATGAATAATTCTGCGACTTTATCAATGGCAAAACAGGCTTTATTCGGCTAAGGAGGTGAGCATATGGCTAGAAAAGGTAGTGATTTTTTAACAGGTTTTATGCAGGGGTTTAATCAAGCAGGTGGTATGCAGAGGGTATCAAATTGGGCTGCTAAAAAAAGTGGTAGTTATGATGTATTTCAAGATCCTTTTGCTATGCAGGCTTATAGTCGAGCTAGACAGATTGGTACTCCTGCAGCACAGCAGGAATTTGTAGATAAGTACGGTCAATATGTAGATACACAGGAAGGTACAACTCCTACTGAAATGTTTTTTGGTAAAGAAGATCCAACTTATTTAGGTATGAACAAAGGTCAGTTTTTAAACACAGCAGTACAGGCTTTAAGCAGCGGGGCGTGGGACGAAAATGAGTTTGGTAACATTATGGCTGGTGCTAGTGAAGCATACGGAGAAGATTTAACTAACAACCCTTTCCTTTCAGCTTTTATGCAGGAACAACCTGATATGAAAACTAAATTTTTGAATGATCGCTGGACACAAGCTGCTTTTGATGGTAACGAATTTGCACAAAATTTAGTATCTCAAGAATATGGCGACTTTTTGTCGAATTATGTTGATATACCAGAAGAATTTGTTAATCCTGATGAAAGAGCAAGCTATATACAAAATGAAATATTTTCTCAGCCAGAAGAAGGTTATGACTATTCACAGTTAGATCCTGAACAGTTAGCAGCTATGGTGATGGCTGATGAACAGTTAACTCCCGAGGAACAGGAAGTTTGGAATAATAGTCCTTATAGTCCTTTTGGTAGTCCTGAAAACTTTATACCGCAGCCAGAACAGGAAAGACTAATAGATTTAGGTGCATTAGGGCTTCCAGGCGGTGAAGTACCAATTGATGACGCTAATAAATTAATGGGTATTTTAAATACAGCTTTAAACTACAGGAAATTTAATCAGCCTCAAGGACAAGATTATGGTCCTATGATTAATGGTGCTCCTTTTGGAGTAGAAGGACAAATACCATTGAAATATGGAAGCGATTAT